AACGGACAATTCTTATGCGTACCCATTGATGATGGTCCTAAACCAAGATGTGTATACTTTGTTAAAGAGATTAGTCGTAACTGCGAGATTATAGATTATTCACAGGCATTCTAATGGCAACAAAAAAACCTACTGTACCACAAGATGAAAAATTGGAAAGTCAAGATTTTGACTTGTTTGGTGCACTTACGGCATTAGATAAAAAAGACTATGGTTACTATGACAGATTAAGTGAGAATCAACGCAAGAAGTTTGTGCCCTTCATGTTGATTCAATGGATGAGCGCGGTCAAAGGTTCAGGTGATGTTCAGAACTATTACTTACAAAGCATTGATTATCATGCTAACAAATATTTGTTTAATGAATATGTTTATAAGCATCCTAAACTACAATGGTTTATGTTATGTGCGGCAAGTCCTGGATTAGGTAAACAGTTTCATCAATGGATCCCTAACATCAGTCTTAAAGTAAGCAGATTACAAGCACCAGCAAAGATTAAAGATATAAGAGAATATTATAAGAAGATATATCCCAAAGCAAATACAAATGACATTGAAGAAGTGAGTCAGGTCTTTGTAGAGAACCACAAAAAGAAATGTCGTTTAGCAGAGTTGTTCCCTAACATGAAGCAAGCTGATATTGAAGTAATGAGTGAAGTTATAACAGAAGAACAGATACGGGAATATGAAAGAGACCTCGGTAATTGATAAGCCAATGAAATTTGGTTGTGAGTTTTGTAAGCGTGAGTTCCTACGTGAAAGCACGATAATGAAACACATGTGCGAAACCAAAGATAGATGGTTAAGCAAAGATAAACAAGGTAATCGTATTGGATTTCAAGCATGGGTTCAGTTCTATAAAAAGAATACAGCAAGTAAAAAACAAAAGACCTACGAAGAATTTGTTAAGAGCGCATACTATATTGCCTTTGTTAAGTTTGGTAATTACTGTGTCAATGTAAACACGATCAATGTCAGTAGATTTGTAGATTGGTTATTAAAAAATCAGATTAAGATTGACAATTGGTGTAGTGATACTACATATACTAAATACCTAACTGAGTATATTAGAGTAGAAGATGCATTTGATGCCATTCATCGTAGTGTAGAAACTACAATTGATTGGGCAGAAAAAGATAACATACAGCCTAGAGATTATTTAAGATATGGCAATCCAAATCGTATATGTCAATTGATTACAGTAGGGAAGATTAGTCCTTGGATGTTATATTGTAGTGAGAGCGGCATAAAATTCTTAGAGACATTAAAGCCAGATCAACTTAAGATGGTTAATGATTATATTAATCCAGAGCAATGGGCATTGAAATTTCATAAAAATGAAGAACTTAAAAGACAAATCGCAGATACCCTTCGTATCGCAGGCTACTAGGGTACGTATACCTTGGAAAAAAGGTGACACTATTATTAGTTGGAATGAAACATGTGCTTGGGCAATGGAACAGTACGGGTTGCCGGGAGACAAATTTACCACTCATCCAATGGAAGATTATATGGACTTCTATTTCAAAGATGAACGTGATGCTATCTATTTTAGCTTGAGGTGGGGGTGAATTGGCACAAGTAATACTTTACATTGATGCCGCAACAACCATAGGTATAGTTATTGAATTAAGAAAATTGGGATGGATTCAGGGTGTTGATTTTGATTTTGCTTACAATCAAAGTCAATGGGATAATATGATAGGAGAGATTCCAAAACAAACAGTGTTTACTTTTTACAATGATAGTAATGCTAGTTATTTTATGTTAAGGTGGGGATGACACTAGAAGAAGAAATGCTCAATAAGGCCGGCAATCAAATGGCCAATGATATAGACCGTGAAATACTTTGGGGAATGTTACAAGGCATAGGATGGACTCGGGTGATGTTACCAGCTTATAGTAGTAACGAACAGGCTGTTGAAATTCTGTGTTGGTTAGAAGACAATTGTAAAGGATCGTATGAACGTCAAGGCAGAGACTTTATATTTGAAAGTCAAAAAGATGCTGAATGGTTTATGCTTAGATGGCAATGATTAAGAAACGTCAAATGACTAATAAATTATACGGTGGTAACGGTGGTTGGGCGGCAATACATAGTGTGAACTATGATGGTACGGGTAGTGTGTATGGTATGCCTTACCATCAAGTAACACCGATTGTATCTAGCGGAGAATGGAATGATATACTAGCATGGTGTGTATCTACATATGGACCAAGCGGCACAGAAAATAAACCGGGAGTATGGACACCAAATGAAAGATGGTATGCTAACAATGCTAAGTTTTGGTTTAGAAACAAAAAAGATTGCGAATGGTTTATGATTAGATGGCAATGATATATGAACATTATGATTATGATGCCGGATGGGAAAACACTAAACCCGGCTGGCATGAATGTACTGTACGTGCTAAACATCTAGACAAGTACAATGAAATTGTTAAATGGTTAGAAAACAATATAGACAAACATGAAAGACATTGTAGATGGGGCATAACTGGTGATGACCTAATCAGCTTTAAATTTAGATATGAAAAAGATTATATTGTGTTTACGTTAAGGTGGAGTTAATGGCAACAATACCACACATTCGAGATTTTGATGACGATGATCCAGAGATTGATTTTCGAAAGAATCGTTGGAACTATTGGGAAGCATTGAAGAAAGTGCGTAAAGAATATTTGGAACAAAACAAAGAATTTGATGCATATGACTTTGAAGATTATCTAGTAGGAAAATATGGCTTAAAAATGAACATAGTCGGTGGTAACATAACCGATGGTTATCAGATTGTTGACGAAAAGAAGTATCTAATATTTTTATTAAAATTCCAATGAACAACACACCTTTTCCCATAAAATCTTTACAAGATGGTAAATTTCTAGTATCATGGCCTAAGTGGGATAACATTAGGCAATTTGATACCAAGAAAAAATTACTTGACCTTTTATTCAAGGATATAGGTTGCAATGAAGTTGGCATAGGCATATTACTTATGAGTGATGAAGTTGATATCATGTGGATTAACTTAAACACTTGGGCGCAAGATATTAATGGTGATTACGCTAGATACCTAGAAGATATGTATGAGATTAAAGGTGTAGCATTTAATAGCAAAGATGAAGCAAATAAGTTACAAGATTACTTAGAGAAGAAATATATTTGGAAAACACTACAGGCATAATATGGCACAAGATATAATGATTGATATGGAAACACTTGACACAAGCCCTGATTGTGTTATACTAACCATCGGCGCAGTAAGATTTGATCCTAAAGGTAGTGGGGTTGTTGAGAGACTAGAGTTGAGACCCACAATTGAAGAACAAACAGAAATTTATAATAGGAGTATAAATGAAGATACATTACGATGGTGGAGTGAGCAAAGTCCGGCAGCTCTTGAAGAAGCTATGGGAGAAGATGGCAGAATTCCATTTAGAGAGTGTATGGAGATACTTTATAAGTTTTGTTGGAATCGCCGTGCTGTGTGGAGTAATGGTGCATCATTCGACGTGGTCGTGGCAGAGTCGGCCTGGCGAAATCTCGAAATGCGTACCCCGTGGCCTTTCTACACAATCCGAGATACACGTACCTTGTACGAGATTGCCGGAGTAAGTCTTAAAGACGGAGGCCATGTAACTAGTCACAAAGCAGTTGAAGATGCCGAAAGACAAGCAATCGTTGTGCAAAAAGCGTATACTAAACTTATTAAAGCAGAACTAGTAACACCACCAAAATGAGAATAGATTCAGACATTGATATTGACTTTGGTTCAAGGGATGAACTATTAAAGTTAATTCCTCATACACGTGCGGCTATGCGTAATGTTAAACCTATACGCAATCATGCTACAGGAATATATGTCACTGATATCCCATATGATCCTATCAATGACATTGCTAGTATTGATTATACTGTAGCAGATAAACGTGGATACTTCAAACTAGACTTATTGAATGTTCATGTATACGAGAAGGTTCGTGATGAGAAGCATTTAGTTGAATTGATGCGAGAACCTGATTGGAGTAAGTTAACTGATAATAAGTTTGTAGAACAATTAATACACTTGAACAATCAGTATTATAATCTACAGAAGATGCCAGAACCAGTGGATAGTATTCCAAGATTAGCAATGTTTCTAGCTGTAATTCGACCCGGTAAAAAGCATCTGATCGGTGAGAAATGGTCAGACGTTGCTAAAACTGTATGGGATAAGGGAACTGACGGGTATGTATTCAAAAAAAGTCATAGCCTGGCCTACTCACAATTAGTAGTAGTGCATATGAATCTATTAGGGGATTCGTTTAACGAGAGTGATACTACGGCGTTTACTTCTGCGTTTACTTAACTCGGCCATACTACATACTGGACCGTGTATAACAATTAGACTTTTGTTGTTGAATGTACGTATATAGGGTTTAAATATAGCCCACTCTTGCTTTAAGAATAGATTAATAGGTATTAGTCTGTTACTTTCCCACCACCATATTTCACCCAATTCTAGGAATTTTTCTTTGATTGCGGAGTCTATAATAGATCCATAGTCATAGATTGTAGTCACCATCTCATCTCGGTTTTGTACAATGCCAACATAATCTTGGTTGGCATATGAACATACTGTTATGAAGGGGTGATTTTCGCTAAGTTTTTTGAAAAATTCGTTTTGGATCATTGTACTAAAAAGTCATTATATTTAGTATCGGAAAAAACCATTTAATAAATGTCGTTCTATTGTCAGGCTATTCACCTAGGAGATATATGCCAGTCTACGCCAAACCACTAACATTGCATAAAGGGGTTGATAATCAACTTCAATTCCAATTCCTGAATCAGGAACAGAAACCTGTCGATATCACAGGGAAATCTATTACTTGTAGAATCCTTAATTATGAAGGAAATCAGGTCCTTCTACAGAAAGCATTGACACTACAATTGCCAGCTACGGGCATTTGTGCATTGATATTGAATGCAGCCGACTTGGAAAACATAGACGCACAAAAATGCTATTATACATTAGAGATTCCTGTTAATGAATTTGATTATCCTGTATTTGTAGACCAGAATGCAGGTGCACGTGGTGTATTAAATATCGTTAATAGTGTATTACCTAACTTTGTTCCGTCATATG